TGGGGGACGACGTAGTGCTGCATCCGCCGAGTAGGACGCAGGCGCAGCGATGGCTCGACGTATTCATGGAGTTGCTTGAGATTACGGTTGCGGGGTTCCAGACAGATGGCATGCGTAGCGAATTTCTGCGGTATGAGTATGACAAGTCGATTCCCGGTCGGAGGGGCTACCCGAGCCGTGCATTTGCGGGCGTGCTGTGGGGTAATGCCTACACGTCGGGGGGTGTGATCCTGGCCTCAGAGTTGTGTTCCTTGTTCGAGCTGCTTATAAATAGGGGCATGCACAGGGGTAGGTGCACGGAGTTGCTCATCATGAGACTGCAGTCGCATTTCAGAGCATCTGCCAAAGATTGCAGCGACTACTTGCACACGCCTGCGTGTGAGGGAGGCAGGGGGTGGACGCCTGAGGCATATCGGTGGGTGCGGCTATCTAGGCTGGAGGAGGTATCTGCGGAAGGCAAACGGCTGTCCAAGTTCGACGACCTACTACCGGGGGCAGTGGCAGACATCGCTGCAACAGCGCAGCATCTGGCCGTCCCTATGTATGGTTTAGACGACATGGTGGCTGGGTTGACGCTCAAGAATGGGAAGACATCGTCGGACAGGGAGTTCTTGGCAGTTGTGAAGCGGTGGACGAGGCTTCCGACGGATCAACCCGTTCCGTGGGTAAGACTCGCCAATCCGCGGTGGTCCATAGATAGCCTGTTCATGGGAGGTATATTGCGAAGGGGTGGGCGTGAATGGGAAGCATTTGCATATGATGGAAGTGAACTCAGACGGCTAGTTGGCGTCAGGCGGCACATGGGGGATGGCTGGTTTAGATCTTGGGCGATGGGTTCTAAAGTGGTCAACATACCCTGTGACCCTGATTATAGCAAGTTTGAGATGTCGGCGTGGGAAGGAGATGGGCAAATAGGTGGCAGGCTTGTGCCGTTGCGGAACCCTCGGAGTTCGGGCAGCGGTAGGTTGGGGCTACATAGAGCCGAATTAGCTTTAAGGTGTATAGGCAAGCGATCTATACTAGGAGACTAGTTCTTCAGTTATCTGCTCCCCACACGTTGTGGGTGGGATAGCTGAGATGGGACAACTCGGGGACGCAACGGCAATAGCACGCCAGGCCCTGGACGCCACGCATTTACAACGTGGGCCCTGTAGGTACTCTGAGGGGCGGGGGCTACTCAGTGACATTGGGGGAGCACCCCTGGGCCTAACGGCTGAGCATTCGTG